TTCCATTGTTAAACTTGCTGTTATTGCTCCATCAAAAGCTATTGTATTTGCACCTTTAGCTTTTGCATAAACTGATTCTGAATCCATCTTAAAATTAAAAGCATTTAAATCCTGTGAATAAAACAATACTTCTCCTGTTACTTTATTTTTTACTATTACATTACCTGCATCTTTCACTGCAAATCTTTTCATATTATAAAATCATCCTCTCATTTTTTGCATAAAAAATAGCACTGCTATTTAACAGTGCTAAGTGGTATTTTTATCTCTTTAGACCAATGCTTCATTTTATCCATATCTGTTTGATATTTAAATGACCATGCATAGCCTAAACTTTCATTATAGTTTTTAAATTGTATCTTAGTCTTATAAACATTAATTAATTGCCAATAAGTCATTTTTAAAATCACATCTATTTCTATATATCCATTTATATTTTGAACTATATTTATATAATCACATAAATGGTATGCTTCTTTTTCTCTTTTCTTTCTTTCCTTTTCTTTAAAGTGTGCAATCAACTGTTTTTCTCTTTCAGAGCCAGTATTTTCAATCCACTTATCTTCATCATCTTTAAATAAATTCTTTTTATCAATACAAAACGTCTCTAAAATTAAATCTGATACTAGTCCAAAATCCTCTCTACTTATAAAAGCATTTTTCTTTTTATCATCAAATTTAATTAAAATACCAATTTTAATCTTATTCATATATTCAATATTTTTAATATCAGTTTTATATAATATAGATAAAGATTTTTTTATCTTATCACTAAGTAACTCAATTTCTTCAGAAGAATCTCTTCTTGATGTTAACATCATCAAATCTAAGATAGGTATAGCATCATATTTACATTTCAATTCAAATGATTCCTCGTTACATAGCTGAGAATAGCTCTTTTCAAGTACTAAAAATGGATTAACTATCTCTAAATTAGCCATATCAAATTTAATAAGTTCTTCAATAGTAGGTTGATATACAGTTCCTAATGTTTCACTTAGCTTAATTGGTAATCCTGTAATATAATAATTTTCCAACATTACATATCACCAAAACTTTCAGATGATACAACTATGCTAAATCCATTATAACTTGTATCTAAATTAAACATGGGGGAACAGCTCTCTAATTTTATTTTTCCTATACCTGCTATCTCCTCATTTTCAGTGATTGTGTCCACTATACAACATACTAATGCAGCATCTCTTAGTCCATTAAAAGTATCTTGGCATTCATCATGGCATACTACACCAATTTCAATATTAGTAGTTTTTATTATTCTACTTCTATCTTTATAAAGATTATATTTAAATAATGTTATGTAAACAGAAACATCTGCTTCTTTTAATACTTTTTCTACTCTTCTATTAAAAAACACTTTCTTGTTTCTAAGCTCTTTAACTGGATTTTTTATATCAGGCATGGATAAAATATCTTTTTGTGATTCATTATTATAAATCATAAATTTAGCGAAGTCTTGATTTGACATTAGAGTTGTTCCTATATTACTTATCATCTTGTTAGGGAAAGCCATATAGACCCATATATCTACCCCCTTAGTGTTATTTTTTTAGTATCTATTATTTCATTTATATCTTTATCTTTAGCCAATAGCAATGCTTCTAAGCCAGAATACTTAGCCAATGTATTAGCCTGTATGACACATCTTTTCTCATCTTGATAAATTATATCACAATATCTGTATTGCTTGTCTAAGAGCCATTTAACTCCTTGAGAATGGTCTATTCTGTATTCATTTTCTTCACCTAGATTAATAAATCCATCCCCTATAATCTTACTGAAAGGAATAATTACACTATCATTTTCAGATAAATCATTCCAAGCTATATTATTTACTGTATCATCTTTTGAAATCAATGCATCTTGTAAACAAATAGCTTTAATAAGACCATCTGCTCCTGTTTCTCTGCCATTATACTCAAAGTCATTAATACTAGTAACTCTAAATACAGTTTTACCAGTTAACATTATTCTAGTGTCAATATCTATAGTTTTAGTGATAGGATTACTTCCAAAATAAAGTTGTCTTTTTGTATCTGAGATAGAAGTATATTTATTATCTGCCATACCATCAGAATATAAGGTTAAATTTTCAACAGCTATAGGGATTTTATACATCTGACCTTTATATTTATAATTAAAGAATTGATTGCATCTTTTTATTATGAAATGTTTATATGTATCCATTTCTTTATGTTCTTTAAATATAGTTAACCAGTAACAATTATCATAGAAAAGATAACAACCCACATCTACATCTAAATCAGATTCAACTAATAGATTTTTTTCATCTAAAGCTCTTTTATCATTATTAGTTATATCATTAATTGCAACTACAGCTCTTTTAGTATCATCTGTTATACAAATTTCATCTATATCAGTTATTTGTACTTCAATACAGGTTGGTGTTTCTTTTAGGTATTTCTTAAAACTTAATCTAAGTTGTAATATTCTTTTTTCTTTAGGAGTTGAACAACCAAGTCCAATTCTTTTTTTTATGTCACTTAAGTAACTCATGCTAGTTCCATCCTTCAAAATTTTTTAGCATGTATCTTTGTTGATATTTATTAAATCTAGTTCTCAATTGCTCTTCTCTTGCTTGAAGTTTAGCCAACATATTAGCACCTGATTTAGCATTATAATCAGAATCAGTTAGCATCTGTTTTAAATTTTCTTCTCTATTTATCTTAGGTTGTAACCAATGTATTTGCATACCATATGATAATATTTTAATTTCCTCTAAATCTAAATCAGATACTATTTCTCCTAAATATTTGTATTTGAAAATTATCTCTTCTGTAGTTTCTACAACAAAACTTATTATAAATTTTTCATCTTCAAAGCTTATTGTATAATCTTTATCTAATTCGTATTCTTCTTTTGTATCTTTTCCCATCAAAGTTATCTCTGCATTTTTATTACTATAATTAGATGTATAACTTAGTTGAGCAGCAGGAATAATTTCCTCGCCTTTTTCATCAACATATTTTATAGTCAAATCTTTTTTACATTGATTAAAATCAACTATAGCATCTTCTAAATAACTGTACATCATTTTTTCTATTATTTCATTTGATAGTAATAACATCTCTTCATCATTAATAGCATCCAAAAACTTTTTATATATTTTTACAAGTGGAGTACCCAAATATTCCACCACCTTTAACTAAACAAGTACAAATCTTCTATTCCAATTCTTTTAGCTAATAGTTTAGCCTTTAGCCCAGAATCAAATTTTTTCTTTTTATGTAAATCTATTGCCCTCTCAGCTAATCTTCTTGTTAACTCAACATTATTTTTATTTAATATTTTTTCAAAAGAATTTATATCAACTTTATCAGATAAGAAATATTCTAAATAGTCTTCATTAGGATTTCTTATATGTTCATATAAACTATTCAATCCTAGAAAATCTATTATGTCCATTGGGGTACATTCAACATCTAAAGAATCTACATCCGAAATTATTAATCTATGTTCTTCAAAAAAACCTGGACTTCTTCTCACTATTCTATAAAGAGTATCTAAATCTATAAATTCAGTTGAATCTTTTGAACCTACTTTAGATAAAGAAAAAATTTGTTGTTTTTCTCTTGGGTCAATATAATCAACATCCCATGTGGATATATTTTTTATTTCTATATCTATTTCCTGTTTTTTTTGTTTTAGCTTTCTTTGTAGTTCTAATCGGTTTAATCTAGCTTCTTTTTTATTTAAAGTAGACTTTATATCTTTTTCTAAAGTATTAGCTTTGACTTCTGTTTTAGAAATATTTTCTTTTTTAGCTCTTGCCATAATAATCTCCCTCCCATAAAAAAAGAAGGTGGATAACCACCTTCTAATTCAATTATTGTATTTTATAAACTCCAAATTTAGCAGCAGTTACAACTCCTAAATGTATTTTTTGAGCCATAAAATATTCTATTTGTTGGTCATCTCTTTCTTTTTCATCAGTATTTTCTATGACCAATACATCTCCTTCAGTACCAAGTTTGATTATCTTCTCTCCATCAGGTATTACATAGATAGCCTTATTATCTAAAGCCCACTCTTTACCTTCTGCTGCATTTTCATCATAAGCATTTGGTAAACTAAGTACTTTATATCCACCTCTAAATGTTTGTATAAAACCATATTTTCTTTTTTCTTCTTTTTCTAAATCAGTTTGAACACCTTCTAAATTACTTAATGCAAGTGGAGTACCATATATAATAGGCTTTTTACCAGTAGCCCCTTCTACCTTAGCTATCAATTCCAATAATACTTTGTCTGAATTACCTGTAGCTTGAAACTTAGCATTTATTGTTGAATATGCACCTTCAAATGTTTTTGCTATTCTTCTAGCAATATCATAATGATATGAATCTGATACCCTATTCACAAATACAACCCAATTTATTCTTCCTGTTATAAATCTCTCTGCTTCTTCATATATAGCAACAGATAATTTAAATGCTGTTGTAGGAACTTTTTTGTTAAGTAATCTTTGTCTTCTTGTACTATTAACACCATCTGCTATATTTGCAACTTTAAATAAATTAGTATTTTCAACAGTAAATTCTTTTTTATCTCCTAAATCAAAATTCTCAAAATCACAAAATGGACTAAATACTTCCTCATTTAATCTATTAATATCATCAGATATTAATTCTGATATTAAATTATAAAATCCCCATTTATTTTCTTGGAATTTATAATAATTATATTTTTCTCCTCCCATCATTTCTTTTAATTTATTCTTTATTGCACTTTCAGCATCTCTATATGTTATTGTGTTTCCATCTCTATCTGTATATTCTCTAAATGTATCTGTATATAGCTCATGAGCTATTCTCTTTAAAGTTTTTGCTGTTGCCATTAATTTACACACTTCCTTTTCTATTTTTTTGCATAAAAAAATAACAGTTATAGACTGTTATCTCCTGTTTGTTAATTTTATTTGATTTTATAAAACTTTTATTGTAACTGAATCTTGACCTTCATAGTTCCATAATTCTAATACTTCTGCTACTGGAGTTTTAGCATCTGCTGTAGGCAATTTTTCAAACTGAAACGAATCAGATTTTAATTGTAACTTGTCTTTTACTGCAATACTTTTATCTGCTATATGTAATAGAGATATAGTTACCTCATCTCCTTTTTTTAGTCGTCTACATCTACATATCTGACCAGGAGAAACTTCGTAATCTCTTTCATCTAATCTTTCATCATACATAGTTGCTGGGTCATCAACTATACCCCAATCTAATGTGTCATTTGTAACTTTATATATTTTATGGGTATCCCTACCATACTCCGTGTCTTCAAGTTCTCCAATATTTATTACAGCACCATTTTCTAAATTTATTGGATTGGTATCCTCTGATGGAACAACATATTTACCTGTTAAAACATCAGGATTTTTTACTTTATCTGTTTGTATTATTGCTTTATCTTTCTTCATGTAAATTCCTCCTATTATTCTTTATCTGAATATTTTTTTATAAAAGATATTTCTTCTGGTTCACTAAAACTATCATTATTATTACTTATAGGTATTTTTATCGTATTATTTTTATCATCATTTATACTAAAATTTTCCTTTTCGCTTTGTTTATTGCTAAGAGTTTTTAATGCAAATATGTAACCCAATTCTTTCTTGTATTCATCTAATGTGATTTCCTTATTATAAGCTTTTATTTTTATATCTTTAATTTCATCTTCTGCTAATTCAAATTTTTGAGCTACATCATCAACTTTAGATTTAAATAACTCAAATTCTTTTTCTTCTTTGAATGCCTGTAATGGCTCTAAACTGGCTTTTAAATTAGATATTTCTTTTTGTTTTTCAGTAAATTTCTCTATTATTTCTTTTTTTAATTTTTCTTGTCTACTAAAAACCTGTACTATTTCTCCTTCTTGTTTTTCCCTCCAAGTTTGTATATATGATTTTTTATTTTCATAATCCAAAATGACAGCATCTTCATTAACTATATATGGAATGCCATAATAATACCCCCAGTTAATTTCATCTTCAACTATAGCAATATTCTCTTCTGGTATTAAATCATTATAATAAAAAGCTTGTACTTCAACTTTTTCACCATACCAATTCTCAGTTTCGACTTTGTATTCTTTTAACTTATTTCTTATTTCAGTACTAAGATTACTCACTGCTAAAGCATATCCTTCAGAATTTTTATTAAGTTTTTGATTCTTATTTGGCAAATTCTTTTCCCCCTCTCCATGTTCTAATGCATAAATTTCTGAGCATATTTTTGATATTTCTTCTTTATAATTAATTTTTCTTGAAAATTTAGTTAAACAACAATTTGAACCCATAGCTCCCTTTACATCAGAACCAAGACATGTAATTCCATGATATACATAGTCTTTTATATTATAAAATCCATCTGAATCATCTAATTGATAATCATTTATATCTATTTCCATTGAAATTTCTATTTCATCAGAATCCATAATTATATCGTAAGCATGATTACTATATGATTTATATATATATCCTTTACATTTAACATACTTCTGCCCATCAATTTCAACTTTTTCATATTTATTTGTTTCTGGTATAACGCCAATTATTCGTTCTTCATAATATTCTTCTAATATAAACCCTTCATCTGTTTGAACTACTTGTGTTAAAACATTATGACCATCAAAGTCATATTTTCCATCTTCATTTATTTTTACATATCCTAGAATTGGAACATTTTTTAATGTTGGTTCAGCTTTATCAATAGCTTCTTCATAAAATTTAGTTCCATTTGGATTTGTACCTTCATGCATAACATAGATATACACTGGCAAAAGATTACTATTTAGTTCTTCCAATTTTTTTTTATCTGAATAATGTTTTAAATTACAAGGTAATTTTAATATTTTTATTTTTTTCACCTCCTTTTAAAAACGTATTTTGCTAGTAAATATAAATCTTTTCATTTCTTCATTACTGAAATTATTTATTAATTTTGATTTATTTTCAAAAACATATAAAGTCTTATTATTCAACTTGTTTTCACATATAAAACGATATCCTTTTTCCATTAATAATTTCTTATCATCTTCAGAAAAAGCATATATAAACTTACTCATAATTAATCATTCTCCCCATTTCCTTTTGCTTGAGTAGAATTACCATTATCTGTCCCTATATCAGATTTATCTGGTCTACCACTGCTTTGAGTATGAGATGTTTGTTGAGGTATTAAAAACTCATCAAATCCCATTAATTTTTCTGCTTGTAAAGTGTTTATAGCTTGAAGTGGAGTAAACCCAGTACTTGCAATAAACAAGCTTTTACTCCCTCCGTATCCCATATCTTCTCGATACTGTTTGGATAAATTCATTTTATTAAAGTGAGTAGTTCCAATAAACTTCATATTAAATAAATTTGCCTTCTTGTCTTTATTTAGTTCAAAGTTAACCCAATTTTCTATCATTTGTTGAATCCTCATAGGAATTAAGCTATCTGCAATAATACCATTTAAGATAGATTCATTATTTATCTTGTCAGAGTTAAGTAAGGCTGTATTTATTCCAGCGTTATCAAATATGAACTCTTTTGCTTCTTTTACATAATCATTTATTTTAGATTTTCCATCTGAAAGAGTATGTGTTTCCAACTCTAAAGGATTTGTAGTTATTGCTGTTCCTTTTGGTAAATTTGCTTTTGTTGAATTGTGGTATATGGGAATTAAATTAAGGTCTACTAGTGGTTCATCATTTTTGCCAAATGGTATCTTTTGATGTATTAATTTAATACTTTCTATTACTGCATTTGTGCTTTTTAAATCTTTCATATCTTCAAGCTCCATTAAATCGTCAAATATAAAGCAAAAAAATGGAACTCCTTTCACTGAATCTAAATCATAATTAAATGCTACTGCTTTATCACTTAATTGAAAATATGTATTATCAATTAATTCTTCTCGTGTAAGTAAATTAGATTTATATTTTTTATATATGTTTTTAATTTCTTCTGGAAAGGATATTATGTTTTTGTCAGTAAGTTTTTTTATATTTATAGCGTATCTCATTACATTATTTTCTATCATTGTTATCATACAAAATTTTGCTGGTATCTGTTGTAAAACCATCCCTGAATTATCTTCTATCTTATATAAATAAACCTCTCCTAATTCCAATACTTTTTCGGTTATCCAAGCTGATGTAAATTTTATATTATATTTTTCTAATTGACTCGCCGAATTCATATATGCTTTTGTTATTTTTTCTTTTGTTTTTAATCTACTTATGTCTTTTGGGTATAAGATATGGTCAAAAGTATTCATATTAGATATTAAATTTAAAACTCTTCTATATGTACCAGATGTAGCTTTTAATATCATACTTGCATCCTGAAGTATATCTGTATTTGAAATTTGATATGGATTGGAGAGAGCTTTTCTTAATTTGTCTCTGCTTATACTTCTTAACTTATACATTTCTGTTGCTAATGTTGTGGATTCTTTTACTGAGGCATATTTTCCAATTTGAGCATTTAGCATATTGATTTGATTTTGTGTAGAATTGTTGTCTTTAGACTTGCTTTTATTATTATTTTTTTTGCCCACTTATTCACCTCATCTCTTACCAATAAATCATAACAGTTTTTTGATTATTTCTATTTTTTCTTTTCTCTTTTTCTTCCAGATAATCTGCTAAGAAATTCGTATAAGCCAAACTAGAATATCTATCTTTTCTTGCTCCACTTTTTTCCTTTATTTTAATTTTTCCTCCATCAGCACTATATTCTAAATTTATTAACTCATTCACTAAAGCCGTTGTTTGAAGATAAGGGGCAATATATTTTGCTTCCAATTCTGCCTTTTTATCTATTTCGTCTGCCTTTATCATTTCTTTTTCTAATATCATTTCTTTTGCTTCAATATCACTTATAGGAAGTTCTAAGGTTCTATTTGTAAGGACATCTCTTAAAGACATAGCCATTTTATGATTTTCATCAGCGTAAGCTTTCATGGAGTATACAACAGGAAGTGATTTTTTTGCTAGTGACTTGTCAACAGTATTATCTTCATTAAAACATGTGTAAGCATCATACCATTCATCTCTATCTGAATCATAATTTGCTTTCTGTATATAGCTCCATACAGTTGTTCCTATACCTTGTGTATCTAATATCATATAATCTGCCTGAAAATCTGAAAATAATTGTTTTAATCTTATTGCTTGTTTTTCAGCTTCCATACCATTATAAGCTTCTATATGGACAACACATCTTTTATATGTGCCTTCATTTGGAAGCATCCTCATCAAAGTATAAATAGAATTATCATTCTTAACTCCTCTGGCCAAAGCTATATCTGCACCAATAATCCGTATTTCTCCTTTTATCTTATTAAGATGATATTTCTTATCTCTTTTTTTCTTATTTTCAAGATACTCTATATCACTAGGAGGATAAAACATACTTTCTAATACCCTACATGGATTCACCCAAGATGACTTGAAGAAAGCATCATCTGATTCATTATAAAACACTCCACAATACTCCATCATGAAAGAAGCATCACTCATACTCTCTTTTTTCATTTCTTTAAGTATTCTTTTTTTAGTTAATAGTCCATGTTCTAAAGAGCAAGTGAATGGAATACTACATGCAAACATATCTTCACCACTAAGCATACCTTTTACTGTTTCCATAAACTTTTTATAACTCCAATGCTGAGAATACCAGCCTGAACTAAGATAAATTTCTTTATTCTCTTCTTGCATATATCTATATTTAGGATTCTGTAAATATCCTGGTTGTCTTGGGTTTGTTAAAAATGGAACTAAAACATCATTCACAGTTCCTTCATCCAC